AGGAAAGGCGCGAAGAACAAGATTATGCTATAGGAAGTATTAGAGAATGGCTACATCAGGAACAGCTACGTTCAATCTTGATATCCACGAAATCATAGAGGAAGCCTATGAACGTGCTGGGCTTGGTCGCGCCTTTTCTGGTAATGACTTCAGAACAGCTAGGCGTTCATTGAATTTATTGGCGCAGGATTTTTCAAACAGGGGTATAAACCTCTGGACTGTAGAAGAAAAAACACTAGCACTAACATCAGGCACAGCGACCTACAACCTGCCAGCCGATACAGTTAGTGTGCTGGACCATTCCATAAGAGAGGGTACAGGAACATCTCAGTCCGACTTATCTATAAGCAGAATGAGTTTAGGTGAGTACGCAGGAATTACGAGTAAAAATACAACGGGGCGTCCCGTAAAGATTTACATTGAACGGTTAACAGAATATCCAAAGGCAACAGTGTGGCCTATCCCGGACAATAACAATTACACTCTAGTGTATTACCGCATCCGCCGCATCGAAGATTCTGTCAATGGTTCTATTACACAGTATGATGCACCCACAAGATTTCTTCCCGCAATCATTTCTGGATTGGCATACCACCTCTCTTTGAAGAACCCAGACGTTGCGGACCGTATACAGCTTCTTAAGGGGCTATACGAAGAAGACTTCGCCCTAGCGGCCACGGAAGACCGAGACCGTTCTGACTTTAGAATTGTACCAGCCCTGTAAGGAGAATGACATGCCAATTAAAGTTATAAATAAAGATGAAAAAAAATATCGCGATAAGGTCAAGAAGCTAAAGGAAGGCAAGGCGACAACTGGATTGAAGTCTGGTGGTAGTACTAAGATGCCAATGGTGATGAAGGATGGAAAGAAAATTCCAGCATTTGCCGCTGATGGCGTGGGCAAAATGAAGAAGGGTGGCTCTACAAAGAAGGCCGCTAAGAAGGTGTCTAAAACTAAGAAGCAACAAGCCGCTATCGCGATTGCCAAGAAGAAGGCAAAGAAGAAGCCAGCTAAAAAGATGATGTATGGTGGCAAGCCAAAGAAGATGATGTACGGCGGCAGAACTAAGAAGATGTAATGGCTAGATATGCTTCGGGTAAGAAATCTGTTGCTTTGTGTGACCGCTGTGGACAACAGTATCCATATCAGGACTTAAAGGAACAGATAGAAAACAAGAGACCTAATGGACTTAGGGTTTGCCCACCGTGCTTGGATAAAGACCATCCACAGCTACAGTTGGGTAGACAAAGAATTGTTGACCCGCAAGCATTGCGCCATCCACGGCCTGATAGAATTGAGCCAGCAAGTAACATAATTGCTTTTCAAAATAGATATCCACACACAGCCGGAGAGAATAATTTATCTCTGAATGGTGCGTCTATGACATCTAGCTTTTTGTTTACAACTGTTGGCAGTACATCAATAACAACACCAACTGCAAGTTTAAGTTCTGCCTTTACACAGACGACAGCGGGTACGGTAACCTCGGCAACAATTTCATACAATGTGTTTGTTGACACGGGAACAAATTCATACGGCACTGGCAACAAATATTTTGTAACTGGGTTATCTGGTCCTAGCCCAACACTGACCCTTAACGAGGGTACAACATATAGGTTTGTTCAATCTGACTCAAGCAATAGCGGTCACCCGTTCAGGTTCAGTACAACAGCCAACGGCACTCACGGAGGTGGTTCGGAGTACACCACAGGTGTTTCAACAAATGGAACGCCCGGTTCAGCGGGGGCTTACACTGAGATTACCGTAGCTGTAGGCGCACCAACTTTATACTATTACTGCACAAACCACTCTGGTATGGGCGGACAGGCAAATACACCATGAATTATACATCTCTTGTACAAAACATTAAGGACTTTATGGAAGACGATGGTACGGAGTTCTCAAACTCTATTGATACCTTCATCGACCTTACCGAACTACGCCTGTCTAGGGACTTAAAGATACCAGCCTTTAGACGTAGGCAGTTGTCTGCATTTTCTGCAAACGACCCGTTTCTGACTATGCCTACGGATATGGTGACTCTTGAAAACCTACAGACAAAAGTGGGTTACACATCAGGCAACACAGGTTCACATGTAAACTTACAGCTTCGTTCTGATGAGTTTATGATGGAGTTCTGGCCAGACAGAACCGTAACAGGGACACCAGAGTATTACGCATACTTTGATGATACTACTATATATGTAGCACCAACACCAAGCAGTAACATACCAGTAGAGATTAGTTACCGCCGCCGTTTACCCGCACTGTCATCAGGCAATCTGACTAATTGGTTGACCGACAATGCGAGTGATGCACTCCTGTATGGAAGTCTCCTTGAGGCGTCAATGTTTAATCGAAACGCAGGATTGCAACAAGGGTACTTGTCTATGTACCAAGCCGCAGTTCAGAGGATTACCGAAGAACAGCAACAACGCAACTCAGTCGATAATTTTTACATGAGAAACGAGGGTTAATCAAATGGCAACAGCAAACGCCGCAACTTCCTTTCTGGAGTACAAGGTTCTGGATTTCATATTCAAGAACAACTCCAGTTCATTCGCTACTCCGGGTGATGGCCTTTACGTTGGTCTAGCTACCGCAGTATCCAACTTCAATGACTCCACTGGTGAAACTGGTTCCGCCGTTATCACCGAAGTGAATACATCCAGTCAGGATGCTAACTATGTTCGCAAGCAGGTCACAGCCGCAAACTGGACTCCGCAAGCCATTGGCTCGGACACACAGAACATTACTAACGCCGCGAACATTGAGTTCCCAGCCTCAAGCGGGGTGGCAAACTACACTGTGACACACGCATTTATTGCGACTCACGCTTCAGATGCCCCTGTAACATTTGGTTCTGGTGGTAACGTGTTGTTTGTCGGTGCGCTTAACACATCAAAAACAATCCAGTCTGGCGACATTTTCCGCATTAATGCTGGCAACTTAACCATCGAGTTGAAGTAATGGCACTGGTCATCAAGGACCGAATTAAAGAAACAAGCACCACCACTGGCACTGGAACATATACCCTCGCTGGTGCAGTGACTGGTTTTGAGGCATTTAGTCAAGTCGGAGATGGCAACACCACATACTATACATGTACAGACGGCACTGATTTTGAGACTGGTATAGGAACGTACACCGCATCAGGCACAACCTTGGCGCGGACTACTATACTTCAGTCAAGTAATTCAGACAACGCTGTAAACTGGACATCGGGAACAAGAACACTGTTCTGCACACTTCCGGCAGAAAAGATGGTGTTTAAGGATGCGAGTGATGTAGTTCAGGGTTTTACAGAACAAGACCCGAATGCGTTGGCATTCGCAATAGCATTGGGATAGAAATATGGCTAACGCATTTAAAACATTTACAGACACCGCAGTGGGGACAGCTAACGCAGATGTTTACACCTGTCCCAGTTCAACAGAAACAACAATCATTGGCTTGAACATTGCCAACATATTGACGGTTTCAATCACGGTAAACGTACAGCTTATTAACAATGATGGCGACAATGTACACATTGTTAAGTCAGCTATTGTTCCTACTGGCTCGTCACTGGTAGCAGTTGGTGGCGACCAAAAGATTGTGATGAATGCTTCTGACATCTTGAGGATAACAGCAAGTCAAGCATCAGCGGCGGACGTTACACTGTCTGTACTGGAGATTACCTGATGGCACTTAGCACGATTGACACAAATCAGATTAAAGACGGCGGTGTGCATAATGCAGACATTGCGGCATCGACCAGCACTAACCCGTTTCGCACAAACGCTACCAGCATTACCAGCGACCTGACTGTGGCTTCTACAGAAAACGCAGGGGCTTTTGGGCCAATAACCATCTCCGCTACAATTACTGTTAATGGGGTGTTGACCGTTGTCTAGTCGTATTCTTGTAGATGAAATATATGGCAAGACCTCTGGTGCGTCTGCATTAACTGTCGATAGCAACAGTCGGTTAAGTCAGGGCAGTCCAGTTGGCTTTCGCGCTAAAGTAAATCCATCTCAATCTATTTCATCGGGTGGTACAAGACTTAGCCAGTATGCAGTTCCGGGCAGTGGCGGGTTTAACACAGATGGTGCGGGAGGCACAGTATTAGACCTTAGCACTGGTGTAATGACTGTACCTGCAAATGGTTATTACTTCTACAGCATTGAGGGCAGATTAGACTCTTTTGCTGGTTCTTATTATTATTTTGATTGGTACACAACTGATTCTTCAGGAAACAGTACTGGAATTGTATATGCCAGAACATTGAGTCAAGGCAGTGGTAATACTGCATACGATGCGTTTACTGCGACAGGAATAGTGTATTTAACTTCTGGACAATTTTTAGCTTGGTTTTACCAACACTCCGGCGATTCCAATGTTACTGTTAACAATGATACATATGTGTCTTTGTTTAAGGTGGGTTAAGTCATGGCATCAGAACTAGGCGTACAGACCATACAGCACACCAACGGCACAGATGCTATGACCATTGATAGCAGTGGGCGAATACTTACACCAGCAAGGCCAGCTTTTAAGGCGACCCGTGCAAGTGCCTCTAGCCAAACAACAGCCGATGCGTATGTTGTTTATCCTTGGGACACAGCATCTATAAATATAGGCGGCCACTATAATACAAGCACTTACGCTTTTACCACACCTGTGGCTGGCTTATATCAGTTTAGCTATATTTTGCGTTTAGAAAACGCACAGGGCGGTAGTTTTGCTATTGCTAATTTATCCTTTGATGGCTCAACCGCAAGTAACGATGCTTATAGTGTAGCACATTCTACTGCAATGCAGGGATACTATTCTTTTACAGGGTCAGCTTTGTTTTCATTATCGGCTGGGGTTGAGGTAAAAAATGTCGTGTACGTTAATTCAGATACAAGTTGGCAAGCAAAAGAACACGGCAGTTTTAGCGGATTTTTGGTGGGATAGGACAACAGGATGACTAGCATAATAAAAGCTGACC